ATGGAGTAAGACATGGCAAAATCTCAAAAAAACCACGACCCTTTCGCAGAAAACGACTCGGAACCCAAAAAGAAGACTAAGGCAGGCGTCTACGATAAAGGCACGCCAGAATACTCTGCAAAACACAATATCCACAATCCTGAATTGCTTTCTTTGGTGGAGCGCATGGAGCGCCTCAAAGAAGACCTGCAGGCCGTGAATGATGATATTAAGGAACTTGCCACGGAAGTGAAAAATCGCGGCTTTGACGTGCCGATTTTTAAAGAGGTTCTTAAATACCGCAAAGACTCAAAAGCCTATGAGGAGAAGATTGCACTTGTGGGGACCTACGTTGAAGGGATTGGCGAAAACTTTGAGATCCCCGGCTTTTATGAGCAGAGTCTGGCGCAAAAGGCGGATGATGAAATTAAGCGCAATGCTAAGGAAATCCACGATTCGTTTAAGGGTATCACCGCCGCTGGCGATGTCACTATTACGGCGGGCGATAAATCAGCAACACTAAAAAAAGAAGACTTTCATCAAACCGATGATGAAGTATTCAGCTAAGGTAGTATTTTAATTATGGCGAATAAAAAGAATAAAAATGCATCAATAGAAGGACTAAACCTTCCATTGCAGAAGGCATATAAAACTGAAATCGTGTATCGTGCGGTTGCCAGCCTTAAAGAGTACGATGGCAACCCGCGTGCGCACCCGGAAAAGCAAGTTATAGACTTGGCGCAAAGCATATCCCGCTTTGGATTTTATGCCCCTATCATCTTAGATGAAAGCGGCGTTTTAATTGCAGGGCATGGCCGCCTTGCCGCCGCTAGGTTTTTGAAGCTAGAGGAAGTGCCGACCGTTACCATCCCTGATTTATCAGAGGATGAAAAAATAGCGTTACGGATTGCCGATAACAAAATCGCTGAAAATTCCGAATGGTCTGTTGATGGCCTCATTCAAGAAATGGAAAAGTTGCGGGTAAAAGATTTTGATATGTCTTTGACCGGGTTTGATGCAGACGAAGTAAGCAAGCTGCTGCGCCCTATTGAGGATTTCACAAACTTTGCCGCCGATCCAGATGATGCCCCGGATGTTGAGCCGAATCCTGTAAGCGCACCGGGTGATGTGTGGATTCTTGGAGCGCACCGGGTGATGTGTGGATCTGCAACCGAGGCTATGGATGTTGATTGCCTCATGGCAGGCGATAAGGCTGCCATGTGTTTCACCGACCCGCCGTACAACGTGGATTATAAGGGCGCGGCTGGAAAGATTAAGAATGATGCGCTAGGGGATGCCTTTGGCGCTTTCCTGCAGGCCGCATGCGATAACATTGTAAAGCACACCGCTGGCGGAATCTATATCTGTATGGCAGATAGAGAATTACATTCTTTGCACAGTGCCTTTATTAAAAGCGGTGGAAAGTTTTCAGTATATTTAATGTGGATAAAAAACACTTTTGTTTTTGACCCTTGGGATTATCACACCCAACATGAGCCTATTTTATACGGAAAATCAAAAGAAATCCCTTCCCTCCCTGAAGAGGGGTCTGTTGCGTCATATAAAGAAGGATATGAAGCTATATTGTATGGATGGCCAGAAGGTATGCGCCACGTTTGGGAGGGAGGTAAAAAGCAATCAACTGTTTGGAAGCATGATAAGCCATCCAACAATAAAGTACATCCTACCATGAAACCAGTTGAGCTGGTAGAGCGTGCCATTCGTAACAGCAGCAAGCGCGACAATATCGTTCTGGATTTGTTTGGCGGTTCTGGATCGACACTCATTGCCGCTCAAAAGGCAGGCCGCCGCGCCTATCTCATGGAGATTGATACCCGCTTTGTTGACGTCATCATTCAACGCTGGCAAAATTTCACCGGGCAAAAAGCAATAAATAAGGATACGGGATTGTCTTATGACGACACCAGAAAACTTAGAAAAGCCGATTAAAAAAAAGCGAGCGAAGCTAAAAATTGACATATTCCGTCAAGAGTTAGTCAATGAGGCTTTAACTGGTAAACCTTTTATCCCTACCGAACAAATGCGGGCGGATGTCAAAACGATGGCCGCTTTAGGCATGCCTGAAAAAGCAATTGCAATCCTCACTAGAAACCCCGATACGGGTAAAAGTATTGATGTTGACACCCTTAAAAAGCACTTTGAAAATGAAATCATAGCTGGCGCGGCTAACTCTTATCGCAGCACGCTTATGAATCTTTTTCGGATTTCTCAGTCGAATGAAATAAACGCAACGGTTTTATCCGCTATAGAAAAGTTTCTAGCAAGAATGGAGCGGCGCTTTGCTGATCCAGAAGATTTAAGAACAGAGCAACCGCCTGCAACCTCTGTTACTGTGAATATTGATAACCGCAGCCAGATAGCTTTTACGGAGGAACAACTTTTTAAATTGTCAAAAGAGGATTTAAAAAAATTGCATGAAATCAGACAAAGAATCCCTAATGATCCAGAAGGTTCTTTATGAACGGAGCTTGCACGATTTCTATAAAGCCTCTTGGCGTTATATCGATCCTGCCCCTTTCACCGATGGCAGGCACTTTGAATGCATATGTGAACATTTAGAGGCAGTTGCCAAAGGCTCAATCAATCGCCTGCTTATCAATATTCAGCCCCGCGTTTCTAAATCAACGCTTTGCTCTGTTGCATTCCCCGCCTGGCTATGGACGCTTAACACCCCGTACTTTGACAACTGGAACAACGCCGGGGCTGATAAAAAAATCCTTTCTCTTTCTTTCGCGCACAGCTTAGCGACCCGCGATGCCCGGCGCTCTCGAAACTTGATAAATTCTAAATTTTATCAGCAGTTCTGGGGCAAAGATTTTAACCTGGTATCGGATCAGAACGCTAAGCATCGCTATGATAATAATCAGCAGGGCTTTCGTATGGCCACAACGCCGCTAGGGCAAGTCCTAGGCGAAGGGGGCGACCTCATTATCTTTGATGATCCGCACAAAGCATCGGATATCGGGAAAGAGGCGCACTGGGAGACGATTCGTTTTGTTCAAGAAACCTTGCCTAACCGCTTAAACTCAGAACAATCAGCTATTGTTGTCATCATGCAGCGCCTGCATGAAAAAGATGTTTCGGGCGTGCTTGCTGAAACAGGCGATTATACGCACGTATGCTTGCCCGCTGAATACGATCCTAACCATAAATTTCACTTCATAGGCGACTGGCGCAAGGAGCCTGGAGAACTGCTATGGCCGGAAAAATTCACCCGCGAAGCTCTCGACAAGCGTAAACGCGAAATGACGCAATACGCTATATCAGGGCAGCTGCAACAACTGCCTGTGCCGCGTGAGGGCGGTATGTTTAAGGCGGAATGGTTTAAGTTTATTGATGCCCTGCCCCATGAGGTTCGAGAGGAGGGCGCATGCGTTCGCTTTTATGATATGGCGTCAACAGAGGTGTCGAATAAGAACCGCGACCCCGATTTCACTGCAGGCGTTAAAATATGGGGACACAACGGCGCGTATTACATTGAGGATGTAGTCAAATTCCGCCTATCCGCCGCAGCAGTGGAGGCGCGGGTTCAAAGTGCCGCCGCTATGGATGGCCTAGATTGCTATATCCGCATGGAGCAAGAGGGCGGGTCATCGGGTAAAATATCTATTGACCATTATGCCCGCGAGGTGCTGCCTGATTACAATTTCAAAGGCATAAAAAGCACGGGTTCAAAGGAAAAACGCGCAGAACTCTTAGAGGCGCGGGCGCAGAACGGGAACGTTTATATTGTGCGTGCGCCTTGGAACGCAGCCTTTATTGAGGAGCTTACTTTATTCCCTAACGGCGCACATGACGACCAAGTTGACGCAGCGGCTGGCGCAATTAACGAACTTCCCGTTATAATGCGCAGGAACGACCGGGGCGCTATTGGCGTTCCTATGCAAGTAAAATAAGGGTTTGGTTATGGCTCAAAATAAAACACGCAAAGCGACACCCAGAGGCAAGGCAGCAGCCGGGGCTGTTGAAGCTGAAATTGGCAACACTGGATTGCCTAGCGTTGGCGGGCGGATTCAAGATGAATTTTTGGTAGAACTGCGCGGCGAACGAGGCCGCCGGGTATATCGTGAGATGGCCGATAATGATGATGCTGTTGGCGCAATCCTGCTGGCCATTGAGATGATGATTCGCTCTGTGCAGTATCGGTTTGACCCGATAGACCAATCAAGCGCCGCTATGGAAGCAAGGGACTGGATGCAGGCGGCAATCTTTGACGATATGTCACATACTTTTGAGGAGTTTATCACCGAGGCGCTATCGTTCTTGGTTTACGGGTGGGCGTATTTCGCGTACCGGGCGTACTACTACAAGAAAAACATTCAGAATCAGGAAGCCATCGGGTTTGAGCGTGATTTGACGGGTATCCCTGTTGCTTATATCCCATCGGAAATCCTATCAGCGACTACTGGCAAGGCATCACAAGCCCGCGCCGTCTATGAGCAGATCGTGCGCGATGTCAAAATGAATGAGCACGGCGGCATAATTCTGCCTTCGGACCCTTATGCTAATGATGACGGCTCTTACACCTCAACGCCTAAATTTAAGCTGGAACTGCTGTCATCCCCTGGCAACAAGGCCGTGGATGCCGATAAGGTTATACGCCGTTATGAGTCATCCATTGCCCGCACGGTGCTTGCTGATTTCATCATGCTTGGCAATGGCCACGGTAGCTTTGCGCTCTCAAAGAGCAAAACGGATTTGTTCTTGACCTCACTGGAAGCGTTTAAAAAAATCATCATCACCGGATTTCAAAAACACGTTGTGGAGACGCTTTGGGAAGTCAACGGGTTTGCTAAAGAGCTTTGCCCCTATCTGTGCGGCAGTAACGTTGCCCCGGTTGACCTGGCCGAGCTTGGCGACTTTATCAGCAAAACATCGGGTGCTGGCTTCATGTACGCGGGCGATGCTGATACTGAGAACTTTGTGCGTGCCGCTGCTGGCTTGCCTGAGAATGCAGAGGCGAATATGGCCGCGAGGCCGCCTGCAGATGATGCTGCGCCATAAAACAAGGGAATTGCCGCCACTATGGATAATTTCAAAAAGGCCAGCGACCGCAAGCTGATAAATGATTTAGAGCGTGCGGCGCTATCTATGGAGCCTAAAATCCGTGAGGCGTTTCTGCTCATGATTGCGGCTATCCAGAGCACTGTTGACCTAAAGGCTTTGCTTGCCGCTGTGGAAGCGCGAGACGTGCGGGCAATTACAAACATAGTAACCGAGAAGGCATTCACGGGCGCGGTAAAGCTCTATGCTGAAACCTTTCAGGCAGCTGTGCAAACAGGCGCGGCTGTTGTTATCGATAACCTTCCCTTTTTGCCAGACGAATCCGGCAACGCGATCAGCGTGCGCTTTAACGTCACAAACCCGCGCACCGCTTCTTTCCTGAATGATTATAAGTTTAATAAGATCAGGGAAATCAGCTTAGACGTTCAAGAAACCATACGGCAAATTGCCGCCGATGGCATCCTTTCAGGTTCCAACCCCATTGAGACGGCCAGAAATATCCGGTCAAGCATTGGCTTAACGGAATCACAAGAGCGAGCCGTGCGGAACTATAGGCGCTCTTTAGAGCAGCTGGACACCGATGCCCTTGTAAGGCGGTTACGCGATAAGCGATACGACCCCACCGTTGCGCGGGCAATCAAAGAGGGGAAAAAGTTAACGCAAGAACGCATCGATGCTATGGTGCAGCGCTATCGGGAAAAGTACCTAAAATACCGCGCCGAGGTCATAGCAAAAACGGAAAGCATCCGCGCCATTCAGGCCGGGCAGCAGCTCATATGGCAGCAAATGGTTGATGAAGGCGATGTTTCAGAAAAGAAAATCAGGCGCAAGTGGATAACCTCAGGCGATTTAAAGGTGCGCAATTCTCACTTTCAAATTCCCTTAATTAACAAAGACGGCGTTGCTCTTAACGAGCCTTTTAAGTCCCCGCTAGGCGATATAATGTTCCCCGGCGATCCGTCTGCTAGGGCTGCAAATACAATTAACTGTAGATGCACAATTGTCACACGTTTAGAAACCGAATAAAAAGTTAAACTTAGTGTTTGACAGTGTTAAAAATTGGTGTAGGTTGCTCATATCAACAGCGGGCAACCGCACCGCGCCTCAGGTTTTCGGGGCTGGATTAAGACAATGAAAATAGTACTCAGCTTTACAAGAGTTTTTACTCGCGGCAATCTTTGTGGATTAGAGCATTTAAGCAAGCTAAATTTTGAATCAGAAGAGCGTGCAATCGATTGGCTTGAGCGTGTTTCAAAAAATTGCTGTGATTATAAGATCAAATCTTGGAATATTTCAAATGCCTAACCACCCAAACAGAGGCCGCCGCACAGCGGCCTCAAACCCCTTGCCCTTTGAAATTGAAGCATCAAGGATGCGTGTTGGTCTTAAAATGGCCGAGGCTGCTGCCCTTGTTTACGCGAGCGGCTTGGCCTGGGAGTATTGGGAGAGCGGAAAAGCAAGAATGCACCCGGCTTTTTGGGAGCTTTGGCTTTTAAAATCGGCAAACTTAAAGCCGCAACCGTCAATCATGGATAGGATTAAATAACATGAGCACAATATTCCCTGAATACTTTGAAAAAATCGATCAGCAAAGAAAGATACACGAAGAATGGATTAAAAATTCAGGAGCTGAATCAGATTTAAGAGAGCAAACGCTCAATAATTGGCTTCAAAGATACGCGATAAGGTCAACGGTTCATCTTTATGCGCTTTGGCTCATAGGATATAAAGCTAAGGGCGGCAAGCCAACACACTATTATGATCGCTGCATGAATGACGACAATCTTTATGTTTTAACTTTAAGCCCCGTAACTCCATTGCCGCCTGGCTTTGGCGCTTCCTCTATAGGGCTTTTAGTTCCCGTTCAACATTCCCTGCCTGGCCGCGAGGTCAAAAGAACAGACCACAACAACATTTACTTTTTTGATACGTTCGAGCGCCCCGGCTGGGTCCCTGTTTTTTCCAATACATAAAGAGCTAATCCAATGAAAAAAGCTGTAACCATAAAATATAATAACCGCGATGCTGAAACCGTTAAGGCTATGCGCACCATATGCAAGGACTTTGCCGGGGCTAAGCTACAAGCAACGCCGTTAAAGGAATCTGGCCGCTTTGATGTTTATGTGTACTTAGATGCGCCAGATATCCCTTTTGGATTAAAGGCGCGTGCTGCTCTTGTTTCCGCTTTAAAGCCATATGCTGATTAATTAAAAAAAGAAAGATTGTGTAAAAATGAAAAATCAAAAGCCACCAAATAAGATTTATAGCGCCTTGCTTAATGCAATTGCTTTTGCGTTGGTCTTTTATGGCGCAGCCTATGTGCTGTTTAGAGCCTTTTAAAAGAGGGAAAACTTATGAGTAGAGTTGAATTTGAGGTGATATTCTTTTCGCTTTTAACACTTGCCGATGCGTTTGTAGCTGGCTGCATGTTTAAGGACGGGGAGAATATACACGCGGTTGTTTTGCTTGGAGCAAGCATCATAACAATGTTAACGGCACTTAGTGAGGCAAGAAAGCTATGATGGGAACCCTTCCCCGCGACCAATGCCGGAATTGCTTTGGTGCTTTGCCCGATTGTTGGTGTAGGACACAAAGAAGAGAAAGAAAAACAATGAATCAAGAACCTGAAGCTACATTCCTTGCACCTGATTGGCCGCTGATCGAAACCGCGCCAAAAGATGGGACGAAAATATGCGTGTTTGAGTATGCAGAGCCGTCACCTTGGTGCAAGCATCGCTACCCTAACGGCATCCCGACTTGCGATGTTGTTTGGTGGGATCCTAGCTGCAGCCCCCCATCTTGGACGGACGGCAGCCAAAGTGAGCCTTATAGAAACCCTACTCACTGGATGCCTCTGCCAGCAGCAACAAACGCAGCGGATGGAGAGTGAGTTATGATCAAAAACCTTAAACCGTTTTGTCTTGTTAAAAAAGACGCGCTAGCCGTAATCCTGCGCAATTTAAAGATACCGTTATCGAGCGGCGACACGCAAGGCATGGAGTTTGTACTATATGAAAGCTGTGTAAGTGAACTTAAAAAAGCTCTCTCCCAAGACCTCAGCAGCATGCGCCTAATAAGCCGATATGAATACGCCATTGGCGAGCAGGAATGCTTAGAAAAAAGCGCCAAGGAGATCAATATCTACAAGGCAACAATTGAGATTTACAAAGACATATGCCGATCGGTGGGCATAGCAATTCCACCAGACGCCGCTTTTGAAACTGAGGAGAAATAGCATGTCGCCTGATCATTTGAATAATTGCATTCTTAACTTGGAATACGCTTTTAAGGGGCTTTCAGAGCCAGTGCAATATGGTGCTGAATTGTGCGATCCCCGTGAATTGCAATGCCGTGTAAAAATACTGCGTGAAGATGCGCAGAGCGCCAAGCTTTATATTAACGCCGCTCTTGAACTGCTAAAGAAGCACGAAAAGAAAATATGCGCTGAGATTTTAGCGAAAAAAAAGGGTGAGTGAGATGGCCGGATTAGGCAAAAAACAAAAAGAATGGTTAGAACGTTTCAGTAAATATAAAACTGAGTGGGTTAACTTTAGGCCGCGCCGGGGCATGAAGCCTTGGCGTGTAATGGAAGGATTAATTTCACGCGGACTCATTGAGATTCGCCAGCATCCAGACCCGCTATATAAAGACATTCTGCAATTAAAAGTGTTGAAAGGCGCATAAATCGTGAGCCAAGCAGTACAGGGGGCGCGTGCAAGAATGCATTACGTCTGCTAGCGGCACATCCTATTGCGTTGAGTACGCGGCGGACGGAAAAATAGAACAGCGCAGATTTTATGAAGATGAATTGGAGACCCCGCAATATGTACCCTATTAACACTATCCTAACCTTCACGAGCCTGACCCACGCCTCTGCTGCTGCGGATTTGTTTGGCAAGAAATCCATTCAAACGTGGGCGCAAGTATCGGGTGATAACGAGCACAGATGGCGCAATGGATTTTTCACAGAAGATGTTTTTTGTATGCCAATTGAAAAATGGCGCATCATCCTCGACACGCCGGAGAAGGTAAGGTGGTTCGAGCCGCAGGCGCTGGATAAAATAGAGGCATTTGTGTGGAGCAATGACGCATTGATATGCGTATCAGGGATTTTTATACGGGGTGCGCCAGAACAAGATCATTTTGATTTAGTTAGCGGCGGTAAATTTTTTACTAGCAAAAGGCTGCATCGAATAACCGAGCGCGATGATAAACCTTTTCCGAAGCCGCAGGATTTTAAATATGGGGGCGAGGCATGAGACGAGACTTCCCCGAACATGAAGGCGATTATATATGCGTTATCATTGGCCTGATATGCTTAATGATTACTATTTCTGTTGTTGTTACGCAATTACGACTTGCGATAACTGGCGAGGAGTGTAAACAGGAGGTTAAACAGCCGGTGGAGGGCTTGTGATTGAATCTTTAAAGCCGGGCGATGTCTATCAAGAGATGCTGGCGCATTTTCTTATTGTCCTAGATGTAAATGAAAAATGCGTTTTATGTTACGAAAGTCACAGAACAAAACCCTTGATTGTTTCGCATAAAGGCTTTGAGAGGCATATAAAATATAAACGTTTTAGCCACAACTTTCATACGCAAGAACATACCGATAAAATCAGAAGCGCGGTATATAATAGCTTACTGCCTTTCGCGGGAAATCAGCATAAAATCTTTAAAAGAAAAAGCGCACAGTTAGAGGCGCGGATCACTAAAAACAAATAAAAAATGGAGTTATTATGGATGACAGAAAAAGACTTTCAATTTTTGAAAGCCTGATAAAATACTACGATACCTCTGCTCTGGGATCCGCGCTTAAGATGCCGATTGTTACCACAAAGCGCGATGCAATTCTCTCTGTTGCTAAACGCTGGCAAAATCAATATGCGAATAGCTATAAAGAAATGCCAGATAAAAAAGAAACTTACGAAAAATTAAAAGCTCTCAACCTTAAATCGTGCAGTGAAAAAGACGTTGCCGAAATAATCGGTAATGATAGCTGGTGCAAGTTAACTTGTGATCAGTGCAAAAGATGCGTTGAATCCGTTGTAGAAGTTGGTGCGCCGCGAGAATATGAATCTAGCACCGCAGAGCTTTGTATTGATTGCCTCGATATCGCTAGGGAAAAACTCAAAGCGGCAACAGGTGGGGGCTTTGGCTTATGAGTGATACAGAGTTTGAATCCATCAATGATGCGTATGCGCGTATAGATGAAAATAAGGCTAACAATGAGAAAGACTATATCACCATTAAGCTGTGCCGCGATGATCTATCAGGGGTGCATTACGTTTACCTAAAATTCAGCACCGCCGCCAAGCATGAGCTTGATATACATTTAAAAAGCGATGATGAAACCTATGGCATTCATACAATTGAAGGGACTTTCTTATTTCGCAACAAAGAAGATTTTGACAGCTATGCGGCTGCGCACCCAGAAGCAAAGGGCTTTCACCCCAGCATCAAAGTATTGGCATCGCCCCTCACCGAACGGCGGCCCTTGCCCGGCGCAATCTCACCGATGGGGATTTACGAAAACTACTATATGCCAGATGGCTATAAACGCTTAAAAGATACCTTATGACTATCGGTCAAACCCTCACAGGCCGCCTAGAAAAGGTTTCTGATTCTACATGGGTATTCACTGAGTCACAAGTGGTGAGCTGTCACCCCATTGCGCCGAGAAAGCGTGCCGCAAGGGGTATAACGGCTAAAATTATTGATTTAATTGACCATGCCCCTGGCGCGTACAATTCCCGCTTATTACTACAAGTCCTTCAAGGTCAAGGATACGATGTTGATCTTGCATCTGCTTCCTCTATAGTAAGCAGGCTGGTTAGGGAGGGTGTTTTATACCGGGTTAACAGCAGAATTTATAGCAACAAATAAAAAGGATGGAGCCTTATGAAAGACGATCAACAATTTGACGGTTATGCGCATGTTTCTGAATCAGAGCAGGCAACCTACGAAAGTCACTGGAAGCGAAGCAAGCCTATTACGGCTGGCTTACTGTTTGGTGGGGATTCGTTAATAGGATTGCCGCTTGCTTGGTGGGGTGATTTAAAACCGAATCATGCTTGGCTCAACCGCCCATCTCTTTGGACGCCAACAACCCCGCCTAAAAAGGGGCAAGTTATCCCTCACAGGTCTTGGACAGAGCCTAACTGGTTTCAGCGCCGCATTTTAGGCCGCAAGCCTGAGTTAGTTGAAACTTTTTGGGAGGTTCAATAATGCAAACCGCCGCTTACTTGTGTAAACTTTATTTAGATCACATTAGAAAATGGCCGTACATGCGAAGGATTGCCCCAGGCACAAAGGCCACCATTTTTGGGCATGGTGAGTTTGAAATTGTCAAACAGCATGCTAATGGCGATTGCTTAATGAAAGACGCTAAGGGGCAGCAATTCTACAGCCGCCATATGGCTTACGTATGAATCAGCAAACAGTTATTTTTGACGGGCTTCACCCCAGTGCTGCTGGTGTTCAAGCTATAGCGAATCGCTTTGAGGCTCACATAAGAGCCATAATTGATAGCCTCCCCCAATTCCCCTTTGCCCTAGAAAAAATCCCAGAGGCGCGGCGCATGTTCTGGCTCTACGGCGCGGATAAAAAACTAACGTACATTGAGCGCGGGTTAACTGATCAAGAGGCAAAAGATAAAAATCCCCTACCAGATGAATCCCCCCTTGAAAAATGGCTAGATGAAATCCTGCACAAGCGCCCTGCCCTAGCGGAACCGCGTTGCATGATGATACTTTCTAGATTGTATGAGGAACCGCTATAAAAGCGGCAAAGAGTCCTAAAAAGAGTCCTATAGGACGCTAGGACTGTTTGCAGGACTGTTGCAATATTGTTTCTATCGCGGCTGATTCGCGGTTTTCATGCGAGCCTTAAGACAGTGTTAAACAATATGTTTGATTGTGTCAACATCGTTTAACCAAAAACCTTAGGGAGAATACCATGACTAGAACAAAGCACGCGCTTATGGGGATTATCGTTTACGCCTCAGCATTAATAAGCGCCACACTCAGCGCCAGATACGGTTATATTTCGGCGGGGGAATCAGCGGATATTTTTGAAAAGTATATCATGGGGGCAACGTTCGCCATCTTTGATATAGTGGTGATCCTGCTGGCCAGCGAGTTGACCAGCCGCTTTCTAACTAAGGCCGCCGCTAAAATCCTGTTGATTGTGCTGTTTTGCCTAAGCTGCTTTAGTGGGGCTGCCTACATGTTAGGGCAGCAATCGCAAGACCAAAGCACGCAAACCACGATGCTGAAACGTCAAATCAACATGCTTGATGAAAGCCTAGCCAAGCTCGACCCGTTAGCGCAGCCTAACACTATCCGGGCGCTGCGCCGCGAACGCGGTGTTGCTTATGAGCGGCTGCAATCGATTTACAAAAAGCAGGGCGGGGAGGTCACAAAGGGTAACGCTATGTTTATCTATGGCGGCAATCTTTTAGGCATCACCCCTGAAAGCCTGGCAACAATTATGCGCCTTGTTACGATGTTTTCGCTCAACCTTTGCGGCATCATTCTGGCCGCGCTGCGGGCGCAAAGTGAAGTGACTTATCTTTCTTACAACCGGAATCAGGCCAGCGTTGCCAATGCTGCTAACGATAGCTTTGATGACAATGGGAATAAGATTGAGGCCATCAAAGCCGCGATTCTTTCCTCACAGGTAAAGCCTAGCGTCACCGCCGTTGCTAAAGCCTTTTGCGGCAACAACCGTGCTGAGGCGGATTACTACCTACAAATCTTAGAGGAAAGCAACATTATCAAGAACAACGGCCACGGTAAAAAGCGGTCAATAACTGCATAAGGAGCTGAATATCTTTTGTTAATGTGGCGGGGCATAAAAACCCCGCCATTTTCTTTTTTGCTCTTGACAGCTTAAACCCCGTGTTTATATTGGCTTTCAACAAGGGGGTTTTTATGAATCATTCCAAGGCAATAAAACGGATAGCTTTAGAGCATCTTGATATCGAAACGTTTGACTCAGCCGGGGTTGACTGCTTGGACTTTTATGAGCTTGCAATCTGGAACATTGAGGCGGCTTTGAAGGCCGCTTATGAAGCCGGGTATAATGCCGCGCAAAAAACAAACCTTAAGATTGCCGCTTAATTCATGACTCAAAACTTTTCAGATAAAGAGCTTTTACAGTGGGCAAAAGAAGCCATGCTGGCTAAGAATTATGATCTTGCGATTGATTACACTAACAAGATGCAAAACAAAGGTATTGCGTTAAAAGCACACCTCCTCATTATTGAGCATGAGATGGCAGAATTTGAGTTGAATCTTTTAGGGGCATAAATTAAACGTAAAGAGTCTTAAGGGTCTTTAAATTCCGTGAACGTTGCGGATTTGAGCTTAAGCAGATGGGGCCTTAAGACTGCGTTTTCTGTTGGTTTTCGCGTCATATTAATCCCCGATGTTTAGGAAAGCGTGACAGCCTGGAGAGACAGGCACTTGTTGTTACTATCGCGGGGCGCACTGGGCGGCGCATCCGGTTCATACCCGGATTGATTACGGTTCGATTCCGTACCCCGCAACCGTAAAAAATATAAAATGATGGAAACCATGGACCTTAAAATAATCAAGAGCACAAAGCCGACCTTAGAAGATATACATTTAGCAGCATTTGGCGTCCCCTATGATTGCCGGGTTGAAGTTTTCAACTGTAAGCGGCCAGCAGATGATGCGCGGGTTTTGCTGTTCATTTACCCCACCTACAACAAAGAAAAGCTGTTCTTATATAACGAGATTAGGGCTGCTGTTGTGCGCCCTTACAACAAAGAGAGCGTGTACGTTACGCTGAATAAAAAGTTTGATAAAAAGACCAGTGACAGACTCTCAACGCTGCAGCATTGCACCAAGATTTTTGAAAAATTCAAAAAAGATAAAGTTGAGGCCGCAAAAGAGGAAGTTAAAGAAAAATATGTACGCAAGCCTCGCTTAGGCAAAGCAGCGCGGCTCATAGAGGAGGCTAAGCAAAAACTGGCGATGGAAATTCAAAACGGCACGGCAACCGGATCTAAAATTGAATGGCCAGTTAAAGGGAAGCGAGTTACTGTTAAGGTGAACTTAGGTTCTGGCGTGCAAGAAACCTGTTGACGATTTAATTCTATATGCTATCAAAAATTACCGCTCTTGTTGAGTGCAAGCTAGTAGGCCAATCCGCCAGTAGGCATTCCGGAAATGCTGAAGACGCAATACTGAACCCTTGTGCTCAACTGGTGCGGAAGTGCTGAACGATAGTGGCGCAATGCAAGCCGAGGCTGTTTTGCTAGAACGTTATAGCAATTAACAATGTTCAAAAAGGGCATTGCCCGCACCAATTATGCGTTAAAGCAAAGCTGTAAATCAACTGATGTAGTGTTAACCCGGCGCACCTGAATAGGGTAGTAGTAACCAGCCACAACCGCGAACGTTTGAAACGCCGTATCGTTTGGCGACTGAATAACCGCGTTGCCAGTTGTGAGGGGAATAAACCCGTTACCCCATCGAGTCACATCAACCGTTGCTGATTTGGCTGCAAGAGCGGTGGCAATCGCGGCGGTATTCCGTTTGATGTGTGCTGGCATATTCGTTCCCTCTATTCCCCGCATAATACAGCATCATTTTATTTATTATCAACCGTAGGATTGAAATCAATCTGTGGCGTATGTGATTATAAATCATGCCATACGCTAGCAATAAAGACCTCCCCGAATCCGTAAAGGGCGCGATTGAATCCGCAGCCGGGCAGACGCTTTTTCGCACCGTCTTTAATTCGCAAAGCAAATCAGGCAAATCAGAAGAAGTTTCTTTTGCCTCAGCGTGGGCGGCTCTTAAGAGGGCTGGCTATAAAAAAGATACAGAGTCAAATTTATGGTCTTTGACTCGCAAGGCCGATTCAAGTGGATACGTACCGCCTAAATCTGTGCAGGACAATGCGCAACGTGCTCTGGACGTTCGCGCAGAAAAACCTCAATCGCAAAGAGGCATGACGCTGGTGGGGATTGCGCGTGCCCGCGACCTGTCTAACGGTAAGGCGTTGTCTCTCGATACTGTGCGGCGCATGAAGGCATACTTTGACCGTCACGAAGTTGATAAGAAGGGCGCTACATGGTCCGAACAAGGCAAGGGCTGGCAGGCTTGGATGGGGTGGGGCGGTGATGAAGGCCGCTCATGGGCTGAAAATATTTTATCAAAATTAGAAAAATCAGATGATGATTCGCATCAAGATTTTTCTGTTAAAGCCGATATCATCAAAGCCAATAACGATCAGCAAATCGTTTATGGGTGGGCTTCCATTGTCGAAAAAGACGGCCAGGAAGTTATAGACACCGAGGGCGATGTAATCGGGATTGATGACTTAGAGGAGGCTGCGCTTTCCTACGTCATGAAATCCCGTGTGGCCTCAATAAATCACACCGGGGATAAAGTCGGATCCCTTGTTGAGTCAATCGTTTTCACAAAAGAAAAACAGCAATCGCTAGGCATCGACCTAGGGAAAGTAGGCTGGTGGGTTGGTTATAAAATTAGCGATTCCGCCGTTTGGGAGCGCGTCAAATCCGGCGAGCTTTCCAGCTTTTCAATAGGCGGTAGCGCCATAAGAACGGAGATCTAACCCCATGGCAAAAAAAACTGTGAAGCGTTTAACAGAGCTTAACTTGCAAGAAGTTTCTCTTTGCGCACAAGGCATGAATAAAAATGCAAAAATCGCACTTTTTAAATCAGACGGCGAAGCGCAAACCCTTGCTGACGTTGTATCTGAGCAAATTAAAGAAAAATCTTTAGCCGATAGATTTACACAAGTGTGGGATTTAACATATGCTTTGCATGAAAGTATTCGCTCAATAGTTGAGGATGATTTGTTAAAAGACAAGCAATCAATGCTTGACGAAACGCTTTCACAGTTTTCTAGCGCGATTGAGGAAGTGTTGCCCAATCTCGTTACAAATTTAAATAAAAGCGAGGCGCAAATGACTATTGATGAATTGAAAAAATCCCTTGAAACAACTCAAGCAGAAATTGCCGCTCTCAAAAAAACCAATGAAGAGCTGGCCGCTGATTTAGAAATTTTCAAAGGGATGGGCGCACGCGATAAAGCCTATTACGATAGCCTTAGCGGTGACATGCAAAAGAAATTCGGCGCGATGTCTGCTGCTGATCGTAAAAAAACTATGGACGCTGCTAATTTTCAAAAGGCCGAGCCTACTCAGGAAGAGCTATTAAAGTCCCTGCCTGAGAATCTACGCAAGATGCTAGAGGATAGCCAAAAGCAAGCAGCGGAAGCCCTGCAAAAAGCACAGGCCGCCGATGATGCCCGCGAGCGCACCGAGTTAATTGCCAAAGCTGAAAAAGAATTTGGCAACGTACCGGGTAAATCTGAGGAAAAAGCAGAGATTCTTAAGCACCTGAAATCCGCACCTGAATCAGTGCGCAATGGTGTTGAAACCCTGCTTAAGCAATTCCAGGCGCTGGCAACTCGCGGCTTTGTTGAAAAAGGCCACAGTCAAGATGTTGACCCGCAATCGCCCAAAGAAAAGCTCAATAAAATGGCTGAGGAAGTTGCCCTTCAAAAGCAAGTTTCTTTCCCTACCGCCTACGATCAGGTGATTCAAACCGCCGAAGGTCACGCTCTCTACACTCAAATGCGCAGCGGCGCGGCAGCTTAATACTAAACGTTTTTTAAAAATCTTAAGGAGTACACCATG